GATCTGGGTAGCGAGACGCTGCCGGACCATCAGCGGCAGACGATTACGCACAATCTGCGCCATGCGCGGCACGTCCTCGAACTGCTCATCAGTCACCGACAACAGCACCGGGATCTTCCGAGCCGTAACGACCCGCTCCGTGTACTGCAGCGTCGCGTCCGGCTTCAGGCCACCTTCCGCCGTTTCAACGGCGGCATTGGTGAACGTAGTTTCCTCCATGTACGACACCTGCGGCGAACTGATCGAAACCGTCGGCAGAAAATCGAGCAGATCCAAACCAGGCTGCACGTAGTCGACCAGCCGGTCCCCGCGCTGAACCGCCGGCATCCAACCCGCCGACGTCGACAACAGCGCCTTAAGGTCGACGTCCGGCAGGTCGAAGCCCTTGTTCTGGACAGCAAACACCCCCGACTGCACAACCTGGTCGATCCACGACTTCACACCGGCACCCGCCGGCGCATCCGCCCCAGACTCAGCCGTACCAGCCGCCACCGCGTGCGCCGCACCAGCCAGCAACACGGCCAGCCGATCACGCTTCACGCCCAGGTCGACCAGTTCATCGTTAATGGCCCGGATCTGGTCAACCTTCGCGGCGCTATCACCATCTAGCGACTTCACCGCGTCCATATCCATCGACGCCCCAGCCTCCGCAAAAATCGCGGCCAGCTTCTTCTGTAGCGCGGCAATCTTGCCGTTAATTTCATCAAACTCCGGAGAGTTCATAGCCCTACTCCTTTCCAAGAGTGGATTGGTAGCGGCCAAACTCTTTAGCCGCCATCAGATACGTGTTATGAGCGGATTGGGTGCCAGCAATCGCCACCCGCAAAGGTTCCAACTCAGCCTCGATAAGCCCGAGCGCGTCGACCTGCTCACTAATCGACTTCCCCTGTTCGGCCCGCAGCGCCAATCGCTCGACAGCCATACTCGACAGCCCCTTAACGGCAACCAATGCACCGTCAAGAACGTCCGAGAACTTCGACGCCTCGGCCTTGACCGCAAGCGTTCGCGTGTTCACCCCAGCCCCAACCAGGACCGGGGAAACTTCGCGTACATCAATGGAACGCAAGAACCGCACCTCTTGACCCTCAAACGTCCCGAAATCAGAAACGACGTTATGGAGACTGTAAGACCACTCCTGCAGCCCATGCTCCGACACCGCCTTGACCGTTTCGAACGTGTCCCGACCGTGCGACGTATTCATAAAAAACTGCCCGTCGAGGATCGCGTCGTTACCGTCAACCCGGATAGTGCCCTTACCGACCGGTAGCGCCCCGTCCCACGACGCGTGCCCATACGCCGAAATCAGCACCGCCGCCCCATCGGTAAACGCACCCGCCACCGTCACGTCGCCGTCCTTGTCGACAACGCCCAACGTGGCGAACACCGCCGACACCGTGCCCGCCTCCGCGTCCTTCACCTCGACGCGCGCGAACGCCTTACGAATATCCATGAACCCAACCCCCTCAGAAAAGGTCAACTAGCGGCAGGCGCACCCGCGCCCGACGCTTGAAGCTGCACCGAATACAGCCCCGAATGAACCAGGCGGCTCAGGTCACCCGTCTCCACCGCGATACGCACAGACTCCGGCTCATACCCCGCCGTAATAAGCGCGTTCATCGTCTGCGCCGTCAGGCTCAGAATCTCCGCCGCGTCCTTACGGTCATCCTTCAAAAACTCGACGTCTCGCGGGTCATACCAAAGCCGACTATCCGCCGGCGCATCCGCGAACTTCGCCAACGCAGTAGCAGCAGTGCGCCACAGTGGCCGCAGCGTCATGTCCCCGAACTGTCGTTTAGCCGCCCCGTAGTTACCCGCGTTCAGCGATGAACCCTGCAAGCCTTCCGAGAATCTGGCAATGATCGCCCCGACACCGGACGCGGCAGCGATCCGCGTTTCGCCCGCCCCCTGGATTTCCCGAAAGTCCCGAGACAACGCCGACCCGACCACCGACACGTCAGCCCCGCCGCCGATATGCAACGTCTTATAGGCGTTCGCCGGCCCGCGGTGCGCCTCCTCGAAAAGCTCCACGTACTTCTTGAACGACTCCGGCGCTAGCCCCTTGTCATACCGAATCACCGTCGATAGCGCCGCCCCGTTGGTGAAATACCGCTCCTTATGCCGCGTCGCCGCAGCATCCGCCCGCGTCTCCGGCAGTACCGGCTTCAGCCACGACATGCCACGCCACGACGACTCCGGATCGGGAATAGGCGAATAGTGAACCACGATGTCCGGAGTCATGAACGTCATCGGGGTGTGCCCGTCCTGCGGCTCGTAGTAATACCCGAGCACCCGCGCCCGTAGATCGTTCTCCGTGTTCGGCACCCCCGGAATACCGGTAAGCACCCGCACCCAATCAGGCCGCAGCCGCCGAATCCACCAGCGGCCCTCGTCGTCCTTGACCTTCACCGCGAAAAAGTTTCCCGACAGGCTCGCGTCCTGCTCCATCCGCGCCAGCAGTTCACCCGTCGACCCGTTCGTCCAAGGATTCTCGAGCAGTGAAAGCGACGCGTCGCCCCACATCTCACCCGGCCGCCCCCGCACCATCCGCTGGTACTGGAACCGCACCTCGCTAAATGGCATCATCCGCGCCGCGATACACGCGAACACGATCCCGTTCGTCTTGTAGATCTGCTCGAAGGTCTGCTCGACCGCATCGCCCGAACCGCCACCGATCACCGACCGGTAGAAATCGGAAAAGGAACCGTCAGCCATCATTTCCGGCGGCTCAGCTACCCGGTTGATCGTCAACCCTTTAGCGCCCACCAACCGTTGTAACAGGTTCATCAGCGAAAGTCACCGAACGCAACAACACCAAGGAACGCAACACCGAACCCGGCAACAACCCACGCCAAACCCGCCGACGCATACGACGCACCAACCACCAAACACACAACAGCAACCAAGAGCGCGACCAAAAGCGCAAGGAACCTAGCCACCGCCCACCCCCCTCAAAACCTCAGGTCAGCGCGAACATGGGCTCGGACACCTCACCGGCACCCGCCCCACCCTCACCCGCCAACGCAGCAGCAGCCGCAAACAACGGCGCAACATTCGACCTCGACGACCGCCGCGACCACGGCGACAAATCGCCCGACGTCCGAGCAGCCAACGACGCCACCGCCGTCTCCAACTCAGGCTGGCCACGATGACGAAGCCCGCCATCCGTTACCGCCTGCTCAATCGTCGCCTGCGCCTCGAGAAACGCCGACGCCTTCACCTCATTAACAACAACACCCGCCGCCACCAGGTCAGCACGCCACGCCAACGCCGGCGACTTCGGCGGCACGTTCAACACCAACCCACCGTGCCCCTGGCACAACTCCGCCGCCAACGTAGGCAACTCCGCCAACCGATGCCCCGGCACCCAATACCGGATCGCCATGTGCCGCAACCTGTCCGGACGCCGACCAACCACCGAGAAACACGCCGAACGCCTGTCGATCGGCGCATCCAAACCCAGCCGTACCGTGTCATCCGTCGCCATCGACTCACCATCGACCAACTCAGCGAACCGCGCAACACTGATCGGCCCCGACTCCCCACGATCGCCGCCCTTAGCGACCCCCAACCGCTCCGCCGCAAAATCGGCAGGGTCCATCACCAGGTATTCCGTCTCATACACGTAATCCTCGGAAATCAGCACACCCATACCCGGATTCACCAGGTACCAGTTGTCCCGATCCGCTATGTCATCGTCCGGCCCGCACGCCCAACGAGCCACCAGCGTACGCGGTGGCCGTTCCCGCTCGAGCCGCGCCAACAATCCGTGCATGTACGCCGAATGCTCCAACGGAGCAGACCCCGTATAAATCAACTGCGGCAACTTGTCCGGATTCATCGACTGCGCCGCCATCGCCGGCACCAACGCCGCGATATGCGACGCCTGCAACTCCTGCGACTCGTCCAAAATCACCTTCTGCGGTGACGCCCCGCGCTTCGTCGCCTTCGTCCGAGTACGGAACTGCAACAACAACCGCTCATCAAGATTGCGTATCCGTTCCTTACCGTTCGACTTGTAAGAACGAACGTTCGGGATCTCAATCTCCGGATCAACAATCAGCGAATCCAACCGCTCCTGGTGCCCCGCCGCCGTGTCCGCTTCATGCGCCGTATGAATCACGACAGGAACCCCAGCAACGAGCAGCCAATACAACTCGACGCACTCAAGTACCGCACCCTTGCCGTTCTGCCGCGGTACTTCGATTATCACCTGTCGACAGGCAGGCTCCCCCGTCTCATCCGTCGCCAGAATCCAACGCACCAGCCAGCACTGCCAGTCATGCAACACCAACCCCAGCGCCGCCGCTAACTCGATCGCGTCGTCGCCGTCCGAGAAATCGAAACGCCCCTCAGGCGTTAGCAAATGCGTTGGACGTTGCGCCCCTACCCTTCGCGTCGCGCTTCGCCTTAAGGTCATCGATACCCCTTGCCTTCGGCTTCTCCTCGACCGCCAACCGCAACGCAGGAACCCCGATCACCTGCGACAACCTCGTTAGATCACGACGCAACGCGCACAGCTGCCGATACTTAGGCGCTTCAACCACCGACCGCACATCGCCCTTGTCGTCACGGAAAACGATCGTCGGCCCGTTCTCAGCCACCCACGCCTCACGATCACGGATCTCGGCCACATAGGTACGCCACAACGCCAGTAGCTCAGCCGTCATCGGCCCCGGCACAATCGCGCCCGCCAACAACTCCTCGTCAGTCATAGCCCACCCCGATACGCCGCAGATCACGACCAAACAATTCGTCGGATTGATACCCAGCGGCAACGTTCGCCGCGTCCGACACACGCCCCAGCCCGTCGATCAGCTTCTTGTTTCGGTGCGGCCTATGCCCCACCGGCCCCTCGACGTCCAACGCAAACATTTCGTCGACCACCTCAGACAGATACGCCGCCATCTCCCGATCGTTACAAATCTCGACCGACTCGAGCCGCCGGTTCAAGTTCAGATTCATCGACGTACGCACAACCAAATCCCACGACTCATTACGGATCAACACAAACTTCGCGTGATTAGCCGTCGCCCGGATCGACTCCGCCCCAAACCTGTCGACCAACAACGCGAAATACGCCGGTTGCCGTTGCGGAAACGAGAAATCAACCAACCACCGCGCCGACCTCACCCGCCCATCAACCACAAACCCCAGCGCAAACTCCAAATCGGCACCCGCCGCCGTCCACGTCGAAACCGTCACATCAGCCGGCCCGGTCGCCTGCAAACAATGGTCGATAATGTCGATAAGCGAGAAATCGCCCTTACACAGAGCGTAAATCTCCGTATCTTGCTCAATCGGCCCCAACGCAGCCCCCG